GTTTTATTAAATTACCAGAACCCAAATATTTATCATCGTCTCGGGTACACAAACCTATGTATTTTTTATTGTTAATTTTATTTGTCGTTTCGTATATAAACATTTCTTGTCCTCTAGTTGAGTCAATATTATTTATAAAAACGACAATTTTACTTTAGCATTATAGTGTAATCTCCGTATCGAATCCAGAAACTTTATCGATATCAATACCTAAGAATTTCATAAGTGCTGATACCATTTTCTTGCCCATGGACATAATTTTATTTAATATTTTCTTGATCTTTTCTACTACTGCTTGTACAACGTTTGCAAATTTTGTTACAGCGTCTTTTCCAAGTGCTTTCGCGGCACCACCTACGCGTTTCAATACGTCAAAAATACCTTCTTCAAGTACGGATTCTGTCATTAACGATCTAAATTCGCGAACTTCTGAAAGCTTATTAAGAACAACGTTTTGAAATGTATCTTCAATTAAAGGTCTGTTAGATTCAAATAATACCATACGCATTGCTGCCCATGCGGGTTGCGCGCCTGCCTTTTTGAATGCAACAAAGACTTGAACCTTAGATGCGTATTTTACTATGATCGGTGATTTAATATCAATGATATCTTCTACTTCAACTTTTCCTGTGTTGATATCGAATTTGCCTAGAATGTTTGCTGCAGCGTGCGCGGTAGGTGAACCGAATTTGTTATTACCCGTTGCTGCCTCTAACACAACATGTTTACCGAATAATGTATTCGCTGCGCTGTTCGTGTTAATATAATCACCGAGCATTGCAGAAAGTTCTTTGTTTTGATTATCTTTCTTTTCGAAGTCGAGAACTTCAGGGTCGGTGTCACCAGATTTAGAACGACGTTTCAATGAGGTTACGGTGTCGCGTGATATGAGTTTTGTCATATTTTCTTCAATAGATGAAACGAGATCTTTAGCAAAACCTTTATCATCACCCATATCAGATAATGCAGCAGATACAATCGCGACCGATTCCGCAGCACCTGCCGATGCAAGTTGAGAACCGCCACTTTTCTTTAATGAAATTCTTTCGTTCCAATCGTCACTAGCAACGTCTGTTTTAGGTGTTGTGTTTTTTGCTTTTGCCTTTTTCCAATGAGGTCCAAGTGTTACTTTACCTATTCCGCGTCCAGTCTGTATTAGACGTTTCGCATTCAATTGAGTTCTAAAGTTTTCAGCAATTTTATTTGCAGACTCACCATACATTTCCCAAAAAGATAATGCAACCTTTTCGGTTTCTGGGTCTGTAGATAATCCTGCTTGAGTATTATACGCATAGACAATAACGTCTTCCCATTGAGCACCGGAAGGAGGTGAACCAGAAGATTTCAAATGTGTGAACGAAGTTGCTTTAAAACCGTCTGAACCTTTGACGTGCCAGACTTTTCCGTCGGGCCCTTTCATCCATTTTTCTAATTTACCATCTTCAGTTCCGATAAGCACAGCATCATCCGTTTGAGCAACGAGTTCGAAAACGTCACCCGCTTTGTATCCAGCAGTCAACCATTCTTTGATTGTTGTGCCTTTCCATACAAATTTATGACCGACGACATAATCGCCTTTCATAATGGAGGCTTCAACTAAACCACTAAGCATATGTGTTTTAAATCGTTGCATCTTTTTTTATTTCCTATTAATTATTAATCGTAATTTGTACTATTTATAATCTAGAGTAACGAACTGCCCGAACCGAATATATCTTTCTTAGACTTTCCCGTAGCAAAAGGAGCATCGGATTCAAAGTCTTGAACTGATTTGCTTCCACCTGTCACACGATTACTTGTATCAACTGCCGCATGATTCTGAGCAGATTCTTCAAGGTTATATATTTTCATCTTCGCGCGGTCGATGCCTACGTTGAATCGTCTATAATGACTTATGTCACCCCAACGATTTTTAAGTTGCTTGATACACAATTGACCTAATTCATCTAATTGCTCAGACGTAATAAGACCTAGAATACAGTCTGCTGTGTGTGTTATACCCATAGATTCAGAAGTATTCGTCAAGTCAACATCAGAATTTCCATATCCATCACGGTTAAACTGAGAAGAAGTAACAACAGCACAGTTATGTTCCATTGCAAGACCACGGACTTCTTCGGCGATTGATTTTACAAGTGTGTATGAGTTTGCAGCAGCGGCACCTTTTACACGAGCAGAAGCACAAATATTCAGGTAATCGATGAAAATAATATCAGGTGTGAAATTCTTTTTCATCTTCAATTCACTGAGCAAGTGTCTGAAATGTCCAGCGTGAGCAGAACCAGTTGGATATTCCTTTATTACCAATTTGCCAGTTGCTTTACTTTTTATACGATTCAATCTTTTTTCGTAAACATCACGCGGCAATTCACCGACTTCATCAATCGTAATGTCCATCATGTTTGCGTCGATACGTTCAGCAATTCGTTCCTCTGCCATTTCCATGGTGATATAAAGAACATTTTTACCGAACAACAAATGATTTGCTGCCATGTGACATTTAATCAGTGATTTTCCGCCGCCTGTTGTCGCAAGCAATACAGTCATTGATTTTCTAGGCAGTCCACCTTTTGTTATGGTATTCAGTATGTCGATATCAAAAGGAATCCGCTCTTCTTTTCTGTGATAAAAATCATATCTATCTTGAAACTGATCGAGGTAGTCGTGTCCTACACTTGAATCGAAGTTAATACCTAGGGAATCGGAAAGCAATTTCGGTATGCTTCCTTTGTCATTTTCTTTGTCTTGTCCGTCAAGTATCAATATTGATTGACGAATAGAGTTATATAAATCTTTGTTTTGACAGAATTTTTCTGTTTCGTTTAATAAAAATTCATGGTTCGTGTCTGCATCAACCTTAAGGTTTTCAACGAGATTCATTACTTGACCATATGAGTCCTCACTTAAATCTGTCCGCTTATCAAGAGAAATTTTAAGCGCCTCCACTGAAGGAGACGCCTTATATTGCTCGACATAATCTGCGAATGTTAAAAAGATTTTACGTAGCGCATTATCTTCAAAATATTCTTCCTTAATATACGGGAACACCTTTTTCTGGTATTCGTCGTTATGAATTAAGTTAGATAGTATCGTCGTTTCAAGCATCTTCTGTTTCGCCTTGCATGTTAGCAGCATTTAATTTAAAACGTCTTTCGATGTATAATTTGAAAGAGTTATTCTTTACCAGTTTTTCAAAAAAGGCATTATCATTTTCGATTGCCTTCAACCGTTGTTTAGGTTCGATAACTTCGCCAGTGTCCATATCGACTGTATTATACCACCCTTGCGTTGATGCCTTAACAATGTGACCAGATTCAATCGCGAGGTCGAACAAAGCAGACCATTTTTGAATACCTTCTTCATACATGACCTTGAACGGCAATTTTGCTTTTTCTTTTACATATCGCGATTTTTCAATGTTGATTGTAAATTTCCAACCGGTAAGGTCGGTACCTTCTTTTTCTTGTGATTTGCTTATGATGAATACCTGGTTCGCTGAATACATAATTCCTGTTCCACCGGATACGATGTTTTTAGGAAACAATCCAATTTCTTGGTATATGTGATTCACAGCAATACATGGAATGTCACGTTTGGTAATTTTCGGTGTAATCATGCGGAACAAAGACTTTAATTGTTTTGCACGAGTCATATCAGCAACTGACTTTTCTGCTTTTGCGTCTTCGATTTCTTTCTTAGATGCAAGGTTACCGATGGAGTCAATCATAATAAAAACATCATCACCTTTTACAATATCATCAAGTCGTTTCACGATATCAAATTTAAGTTCTTCAATGTCTTCAATCGGTATGTGTAATACGCGGTCTAAGTCGATTCCGTAACTGGAAAGATATTCAGGTGTGATTCCGTATTCTGAGTCATACAGTAACGCAATACCTTTTTTGTGTTTGTTCAGGTATGCTTTCATGCAATACAAACCTAACAATGTTTTAAAACTTTTCGAAGCGCCAGCAAGTACGGTAAGACCGGGAATTAATCCACCGTCTAACGAACCACTGAACGCGATATTTAAAATGGGCAATTCTGTTTGGATAGGATTTTTCGTGTCGAAAAATTTTGATTTAGATAGAACGTCGGTGCCTTTGATAGCGCCAGACTTCAGCATTTTATCCATTAAACTCATTGTTTATCCTCTGATTTTTGTGTCAATATAATTTATTCCAGTGTCAAAAAAGAGGGCACAAGGCCCTCTTTGTTTTAAACGTTTTTGTTGTTAGTCCTGCGCGAGTTGTTTGAATATCGCCAAGTCGTCGTCTTCATCTTCATCTTCGGCAGGCGCCTTGTATGATGATGGTTCAGGTGCCTTAGCAGATTTCATTGAACTCAAATCCAAGTCCTTGTCGGTATTTTCTTCGGCAGCAGAAGCAGGAATGCCATTATCTGATTTTCCACCGAGGTCAAGTACGCGGTACAACTTTGTTTTCAATTCAGCATATGTCTTGAAATTTGACGGGTCAAGCAATTGCTGTAATGAATGTTGTGAATTCCACACACGTTCTAACTCATCGTCGTCTTCTGAGATAGGACTTACCCCATCAAATTCTGATTTGTCATAGTTTGGATATCCTTCGAACTTACGAATCTTCAAACGGAAATTAGCACCTTCCCATAAATCAAATGGGTTAACAGGTATTTCATCTTCGAATGTTGGGTTCATCAAATCATTAAGTTTGTCGAAAATCTTCTTACCGAATGAATACATAAACACCTTACCATCGTTATCAGGATTCGAAGAATCTTTGACAACCAAAATGTTTGCTGTGTATTTCAAGCGACGTTTTTGCTTACGAGCATCTTCTTTATCTGAATCAACACCAGAATTCCATAGTTTGCCGTTGAATTCGGAAACCGGGTCGTCTTGGTTGATTGTTGTAAGAGAATTTTCGATATACCACTGTCCAGTCGGTCCTTGAAATCCGTGGTCCCAAATACGGACGAACGGCATTTCTTCACCTTTTGAAGCAGGTAAGAAACGAATTATTGCAAAACCGTTACCTGCCTTGTCGCGGGTTGGTTTCCAGATTTTATCAGCGTTTGGATCAGCATAACTCTTTGTTGCCATTTTGTCTAACTGACCGTTAAGTTTGTCTAGTGAACTTGTACGTGATTTTTTGAGTGCTGAAAAGTCTATTGAAGCCATCTTTGATTGTATCCTTTATGTATTGCGCGTTATTGCGAATGTTTGTATTGCGTTATTTACGTTGTTTATATTGCGATTTGTACTTACCATTACGAAAACCGATCCTTTACCAAAGTATTAAATCGGGTCACGTCATATTCTAAGAAGGGTCTGTATTTCTTAGAGGTGACCATTATATCATACGCTATGAATTTGTCAACAACTAAATCGTCCCAATAGTCAAATATATTTGCTGCATGGGTCAAAATTGTAAATGTTTCCATTGAAATCTTCTTTTGAAGAAACAACGTAATCAAGTACGGGTGTTGTCCATTCTCTACGATGAAATTTGCTTTGTAATCATCCCTGAGTTGACTCAGTTCGTTTTTAAAAACATAACCAAGTGAGTCAATTTTCCTTTTCCAATCCACATAACATCGGTCGCCTGTATCGGCAACGATATCCCTTACCCATATTTTAGGGTCTTGAATAACGTTTGACAATATGACGTTCACAACATCATCTTTTTTAGAGAGTTTTGCAAAGAAAAAAGCATCATTACGAGTCGCGAACGAGTCTATGTTTGCCTTCACCTTTCCGTTATATTTATAATAATCATATCCCTTTGAGGTGAAATGCCTCTTTATTGCGAGATAAGTAACATACGT